TGAAGAGTTTAACGACTACGCAGTAGGATTATCATTACCATTAAAAAATGGTGATGGTGGATTTTTCGAACAAAACTTTACAACCTTTGAACAGGCAAGAAGTAATCTTAAAAACCTACTACTTACTAAAAAAGGTGAAAGAGTTTTACAACCTAATTTTGGTAGTGGATTACAAGATTTACTTTTTGAACCAATCGATGATGAATTCGAAGGAAAATTAGTTGATACTGTCACAGAAGCAGTACAAACTTGGTTACCATATATTAACATTGAAGATATTGATGTTAACATGAACGACGAGAATAAAGATAACAATAGAGTTGGAGTAGAAATCAAATTCAAAGTTGGTGATACTTTAGATTTAAACTCGGTAACATTTACAGTAGGCGGATAGTATGGCAATAAATAATAAAGTAAATAATAATTTTAGGGATAAGGGAAAATCAATTAATTATCTTAACAAAGATTTTAAATCGTTTAGAGAAAATTTAATTGAATTTGCTAAAACATATTTCCCTAAAACTCATGCTGATTTTAACGAATCATCACCTGGTATGATGTTCATAGAAATGGCATCTTATATTGGAGATGTTCTTGGATATTATATAGATGATACATTAAAAGAATCCTTAATGCCATACGCAGAGGATAAAAGAAATGTATTGGCACTTGCAAAGTATCTTGGATATAAAACTAAAGTAACTGCACCAGCAGTAACAGAAATAAGTGTATTCCAACTTGTTCCTTCAAAATACAAAACTGGTACAAATAATGATTATGAACCAGATACTAAATTTTATCTTAGAATAAAAGAAGGAATGCAAACTACATCAACAAATGGTGTAACTTTTGTAACTACTGAGTTATTAGATTTTAACGAATCAGAAGGAAGAGAGATAACAGTATATTCAAGAAATGCTTCTACTGGTGAACCAGAATTTTATTTAGTAAAGAAAATTGTAAAAGCAATATCCGCAGTGTTAAAAGAAAAAGAAGTTTCATTTGGCCCAAGTAGTGATTTTGCTAAAATAGATTTAGATGATACAGATGTAATTTCAGTATACGATGTTAGAGATGCTAACTCAAACAAATACTATGAAGTACCTTACTTAGGTCAAGAAATGGTTTTTGTAGATTATCCAAATACTGCAGCAAACGAACCAGATTTCTTTCAGTTTAGAGAAGATGTTCCATCTATACTAAGAACTTTAAAAACCTCAAGAAGATTTACGACAGTAGTAAATGAGGATTTTACAACTACAATACAGTTTGGTTCTGGTGATGGAAATACTAATGATGAATTAATTATTCCAAACTTTGATAATATTGGTTTAGGATTAGTAAGTAGTGATGATAGATTAAATGAATACTATGACCCTGCAAATTTCTTAAAAACGAAATCATATGGTCAATCACCAACCAATACAACAATAACAGTAAAGTATTTTGTTGGTGGTGGTATTAGTTCAAATGTTAAAAAAGGTGATATAAAACAAATCACTGCAGTAGAGTTTGAAGATGATACTGCATCTTTTTCAAATGAAGAATTACTACTAAGAAATACTGTAATCAATTCTATTGCTTGTGAAAATGAAATTCCTGCTACTGGTGGTAGGGGTGCAGAAACAATAACTGAAATAAAAGAAAACTCATTAGCATATTTTGGAGCACAAAACAGAGCAGTAACTGCAGAAGATTATACAGTTCGTGCTCTTGCAATGCCAGCAAAGTTTGGTTCAGTTGCTAAAGCATTTGTTGTACAAGATAGTAAGTTAGACCAAAACTCACCAAGTGGTCTTATTGCACAACCAAAGAAACAAAAAGAATTTCTTGATTTAGCAAAATCAGTTCAAACCTTAGATGATGATAAGGCAATAAACCAATTAGATAATTTTGTAAAATCAAATATTAACAAAGCAAATGATGGTTCAAATCCATTTAGTATTAACATTTATACTCTTGGATATAATACAAATAAAAATTTAACAACCATAAATTCTGCTATTAAAGAAAATTTAAAAACCTACATTAATCAATATAAGATGATTAGTGATGGAATTAACATTGTAGATGGGTATATTATAAACTTTGCAATAGAGTTCGATATATCTATCCTAAGCGGGTATAACAGAAGAGAAGTACTTACTAACTGTAATCTCGCATTAAAAGATTATTTTAACATTGACAATTGGACATTTAACGATACTATAAACATTAATGAAGTTGAGCTAATATTGGCAAACCAAGAAGGTGTAGTATCGGTTGCTAAATTAGTATTTACGAATAAATGTGGTGGTAACTATTCTCCTCGTTCATATAACTTTGAAGAGGCAACACGAAGTAAGATTATTTATCCTTCATTAGACCCATCAGTATTTGAACTTAAATTTCCAAATCAAGATATAAAAGGGAGAGTGATATAATGTATTATTTTGTTACAGCATCAATAGATTCAAGCATATATTTACAACAACCATCTCAAAACACTGGTTTAGATGAGGTACTTGAAGTATCTAAAGTGTATTATGGTTCGTTAAAAGATATATCTCGTACACTTATTAAGTTTGATATCAATGGATTATCATCTTCATTAGCAAGTGGTGATGTAACAATGAGTGCTGCAGATTTAATTTTAAGAGAATGCGAATCTTCAGAAATTCCTTTACAGTATGTTATTGAAGCATATCCTATCTCACAATCTTGGGAAATGGGAATCGGTACACGATTTGATGATATATCAACTGATGGTGTAACTTGGAACTATAGAGCAAGTGGTTCTAATTGGTTAAATGGAACGATGAATCCACAAACAACTGGTTCATTTAATGGTAAGGGTGGTACTTGGTATACTGGTTCCGAATCAACACAATCATTCTCATACGAAAGTGCAGATATTAGTATGAATGTTTTATCTGCAATGAACAGTTGGATTAGTGGTACTTTTCCAAACGAAGGTTTTATAATCAAACACGAATCATCTAAAGAGAATGATACCATTGATTATGGTCAATTAAAGTTCTTTGGAAAAGAAACACACACAATACACCAACCAAAGGTAAGAATTGCGTGGGATGATTCGGTTTTTCAAACTGGTTCACTATCTTCAATTACTTTAACTGAGGATATAAAAATAAACTGTAAAAGATTAAAGAAATCATATAAAGTTAATACTACTCCAAGAATAGAAGTACATGGTAGAGAACTTTATCCAGCAAGAACTTTTAGTAACGAATTTGCATATAATGATGTTAAGTATTTACCAACCTCATCGTATTATCAAATTACAGATTTGAACAGTAACGATATTATAATTCCATTTGGTGATTATTCTAAACTTTCATGCGATGCGAATGGTAATTATTTTAAAGTTAATCTTAAAAATTTTGAAATCAACAGAGAATATAAAGTTGAATTTAAAGTTGAAAGAAGTGGTTCTGTAGAATATTTTGATAACGATTTAAGTTTTGAAGTGGTTAAATAATGGCATTAGGCGATAAAGAAAGAGCAAAAGAATTAATAGATAAGAGTAGTTCAGAAACAATTAAGTTTTTTGAACAAGAAACTCGACAAATCCACCTTGCAAAAGACGGTAAGGATGGAGAATCTGTTGCCTTTTTAGAACTTCCCAAATATGTTGATGAAGAAATTAAAAAATCTATTGATATCAATGTTGATGAACTTGTTAAAAATAGAAAAGATTTACCCGATGTAGTACTAAGAAGTTTATATGATGAAGTAGTTGCAGATTTAGCAGCAGCAAATTCAAGAATAGAAATATTAGAAGGTCAAGTTGCTGATTTAACCGCACAACTTGCATCTATGACTGCTCAGAGAGATAACGAAAGAGAACAAAGAATAGCAGCAGAAATGGCTCTTGCAGAACTTGAAAACTTATACATAGCACTATCAGACCAATTCCAAGATACAACTCTTGAATTACAAAGAGCGATAGAGCGTTCAACTCAAGAGGCAGTTGAGAGAGTATCACTTGAAGCACGATTCGAAGCAATTAAAGCAAGATTAGCTGCATCATTACTAGCAATTGAAATAACAGAAGAACAACTTGAAACAGAACAAGCAGAATCAGCAGCTCAAATAGCACTTGAAGGTAGAGCAAATTCATTTGCAAGAGGAAGTAAGGCTGGATATAAAATGGGTCTACAAAATGATATCAAAAATGATACTTATCAGGTTTGGATAAAAACTGAGAATGATGATGATGTGAGAGAAAAACAAGGATTATTTATAAACTGTTATAATTTTGAAAGTGAAGAACAAACAGTAACTATATCCAAAAACACAGGTGATACTGGTTGGATAACATTACCAAGTACAAAAACAATGACCCTACCTGCAAGACAAGATGACCAGGCTGGAGTAGGATATTTTGGAATAAAACTAACCCAAGCGGGTAGTACTTCTCCTCGAAAGAAAACTTTAAAAGGTACACTTAAATTAGTATTTAGCGGTGGTGATACTTTTGAACTAAAATGTGGTTATTGGAAAGAAGTTAGAAGAAGAGATAGATGGGGTTCAAGAGGTACAGCTCAAACAAAGGTAGGACAAGAAAAGGTTTAAGATGGCAGCAGAGGATTTTAAAAATATAGACACAAGGACAGGGTTTAGGATACTCGATAAAGATAGAGCTATCATTGAACGCGGTAAAATGGAATCTTACTTCGGTAGAGGTAAAGAAGATTTTATTGAGTTTTCTATATTTGATGCAAGCGATAATCAATTACCTCAAGGTGAAAGTG